GCAGGGTGCTGGCATTGAGAAGCCTGCGTTGCCCGAGTCAATCGGTGGTGAGTTGGCTTCCCAAGACGGCTACAACTCCTTGGTGCTTGGACCCAAACTGGGTGCATTCTGGCTCAACCTGAACGGCGTATACAACCCGTTGACCATGGACCTGTGGTTCACCAGAACCCTCGGGCGACAGGGTGGCATCTCCACTCAGTACGATCCGATGCAGGAGATCCGCTTCACCGCCAAGTTGCTGGAAGCCAAGAAGCATTTCAACCGCAACGCCAAGCAGCACCGTGCTTGGATGAAAGAGCAGGACATCACGGACGCAGATCGTGCGGTGGTTGATGAAGTGTTCGACAAGGTGGACGCAGGCACGGTCACTGAGGCTGACTTGCTTCGCCTTGAGAAGTTTGCCGATGCCAAGATCGTGCGGAAGAACGATGTCCAGAAAGTGGGCGGCGGCAAGTTGCTCGCATGGGCAGATCAGTTTGTAACCAACCGTAAGGATCGCAACGCCGTCAAGAGGTTGGCGAAGAAGTCCCGTGCTGGCAAGATTGATGACGCTGATATTGCCGAGGCTCAGGGTATTGCAGACCGCATGGAAGATGAGGTCACTGTCGTTGAGAAGCCACCCAAGAACGACCGTCGCACCATCGAGTTCCATCGCAAGCGTGTCGTTGTCAGCATCAGGGGTGACGCTGCTTGGGCCGTGTCCATTCACAAGTTCAACCCAGAGTTTGCAAGCAACAAGAAGCGTGACTGGGGTCTGTATGCCAAAGCAGGCAATGGCAGCGACCCGGTTGCTTTCATCGAAGCAGCAACCGTAGAGCGTAATGCATACGGGGTAGACGGATTCAAGGAAGAAGACCCGGTCAAGAAGGCTGTGATGACTCCGATCAACACATACCTCAAGACCCGAGACCAAACGTTGGATGCCCCCGGCACTGGTGAAGATCGTGCTGAGTTGCGAACCATCACCAAGCGTGGCATTGCCCGAGCCAATGAGATGCTTGAGGCTGAGGGTCGAGTCGGCAACATCTCCAACGCTGCCGCTCAGGCTGACCTTTGGTATTTCGAGAAGGGTCTTTACTTCACCCATGTCCACATGGAGAAGACTTACGGCGATCCTTCGGTGCAAGACTTTGCCGTCGCTGCTGATGCCGCAACCAAGAAGTTGGGCTACGACCGTGGCGATAACCCAAGCCTTGGTCCAGCCGAGCCTGATGTCTCATCCGCCCGCGTCAACCCGTTCGTGAAGACCGAAGGTGTGGACATGCAGTCCATGCCAACCGGACCCCGAGGCACGTTGGACACTGACGAACTGTACGAAGGCTTGAGCAAGGCACGAATCGTAACCCGGTCTGCACTGGAACGAAGGCTGCAAGCGGTCGAGCGAAAACTGAAGAAGAACGAGCAGGCCACGGTCAAGTCTGGTGAGGTTGCCGGTCAGTTCTTCCAAGAAGCCATGCAAAATATCGTTGAGGAGCAGCGTGACCTGCTTCGTTCACGGCAGGGTATGTCGCCTGCTCTTGCAGCAATGCGTGGCATGGAGGAAATGCTGGCGGTTCAGAAGGTCATGGTGCTTGCTGAACGTCGCAACAACCGTGTCGAACGCACGGAGAAACTGCGAGAACTTCGTAGCGAGTTGCGTGAGAGCAGGGAAGAAGCCATCGGCAAGATCAAGGCTGAGGCTGAGGCCAAGCGTGAGGCTCTCAAGGGTCGGATGACCGAGCAGAAAGAGCGAGAGATCGAGCGTGAGCGTCAGGCTGCTGAACGCAAGTACGACAAGGCTGTCGCTCGTGAGCAGCGTTACGAAGAGATGCGACGGCTTGCAGTCGATGTGGTGACTGATCACTTGCCCGTGTCTATTCGCGGCAAGTATCTCAAAGCGTTGAGCAAGCCACGGCTGACCGCCAACCAGATCATGGGTCTGACCAGACGGGTGTATCTGGAAGCAGCCAAGGTAGATGCACGGGGCCAGAGAGTCCGAGCCAACACCCTGATGAAGCAGGCGAACAGCAGGAAGATGGCTGACGATACCCGTCAGAAGATGAAGTCCCTGATCGAAGATGCAATCCGGCTTACCACCTCAGCCAAGAGTGCCAAGCTCTTCAACGAAGTCGAGAACCTGACTGAGCAGGCAACCGAGAAGTTGAATGAGGCCAAGGCCCTGTACGAGTCTGACCGTCAGGCGTTCCGTGACGATCAGAACAACCGTGGTCTTGCAATCGCTGATCGCATTGAGCGAATCGTGGCTGCTATGGCTGGCGGTGACGATGCCCGAAGACTTGGTCGAGCCTTGGGTTCGGGTGTTCGGGGTGAGATGTCATCAGCCTTGGGTCGCCGTGGGGCTTTGGACTTGCGTGCAGGCTTGCGTGAGATTGGCCTGACTGATGATCACGCAGTGCTTGCTGCTGCTGAAGATCGCATGAAGTCAGACAGCCGTGACCTGATTGAGTCTGCCAACCGCATCGTCAAGAAGCGTGGCTTCCGTGACTTCCGCGACTTCATGGCACGAACCTCCGGGTCCAAGGGCCTTGGTCGCCAAGAGTTCCGGGTGTTCAAGTACCGGGATGAGGCTGGCAACCAACAGGAGATCACCATCACCTTGGGTCAGGCCATGAAGTTGGTTGCTCTCGATGAGCATACCCTCGGGCAATTGCGAGGCAAGGTCCGCCGTGCTGGTGGCAAGAGTGCAGAGGATGCCAAGGTTCAAGAGTTGGCGTTCCAAGTTCCAACTGACGGAGCAGCCGAGCCGGTGAGCATCAAGGGTGCTGACCTTGTGGGTGACATTGAAGCATTCCGTCAAGGGATGAAAGTGTCGGACCCTGACATCGTTGGCGTGGTCAAAGACCTGAAGGATCTTCGGGGCAAGATGCTCAAGCCCAAGGCGATGTCCGCGTTGTACCGATTGACCGGCAACATCCCTCCAGTCACCAAGGACTACGAGCCACGCAAGGTCAAAGGTTCCAGCATCAAGAAGGTCGAAGAGGTTCTCAACATAGGCGGCGGTGCAGTCGGTCCACAGTTTGCTGAGAATGCAGGCTTCACCATCAAGCGTGTCGGTGGTGGCGTGACGGTGGTTGGTGACATGATGTCAGACTTCCTTGAGCATGCCGATCAATCCTTGAAGTTGGCACACATGGCAGAACCAACCCGTGTGATCTGGTCCGCCCTGTCCGACCCTCAGTCAGCAGAAGCCGTTGAAGGTGTGCTTGGTACTACTGGCGTTCGTAACCTGCGAACCCACCTTGCCTATGCAACTGGCCTGATCCCGTCCAACATGAACCCCGGTCCTCTGGGTCAGATCGTTGCCATCGGTGCGGGTACTGCAATCGCCGCTAACCCTGAGACATTCGTGAAGGTTGCGTTGGGTGGCCTCAACAACCTGTTGCTGAGTGACACGTTCAGCCTTGGCATGCTGGCAAATGGCATGGCACGGGCATCACAACTGTTGGTGTCTGGTAAGTTCAATCAGTTCTACGAAGACAAGGTGCTGGCGAACAGCGGCTACTTCTGGGACCGTGACCACTCGTCCGCCATTGATCGTCGCATCGTGTTCACGCGGGACGATGGCCTTGCCAGCGAGAAGGATGTCACCGACTTCACTGACATCTTCCAGACGGCGTTCGCATCGTTTGGTTCACTGCTTGATTCTGTAAAGCGTGGTGACCGGCAAGAATCCATGAAGCACCTTGGTGACATTCGTGACGCTATTGCCTCCACGCCCAAAGCAATCCGAGTGCTTCGTCACCTTGACCGCTTCATCGTGGCGGCAGCGGTGCTGGGTCGCAACGAAGCCGAGGCTGTGACCAAGGACGATGTCTTTGCAGCAAGCCTTGACGTTCGTAACACCCAGAACACCTCGTCACCACTGGACGATGCACGGGTTACCGCAGTGCAGAGAGTTAATGCCAGCCCTGCTGCGTACATCCTGACCTTCTCGTCCGACCCACTGAAGACTCAGTCCAGAATCATGGAGGCTGAGAACACATCGGACAACCTCAAGAAGACAGCCGTGGCTGTGCTTGGCAACGGCGGCATCAGCATTCTTGCTCGGGCCATGTCCACCGCAGTCATCGCATCCCTGCTGTTGGATGACGAGGACGAAGCGGACAAGGTCTTGGAAGAACTGAACAAGCAGCGTCTCGCTGATGGTCTGGACAAGACTCTGATTGAAGAGGTCTTCACCCGTAAGGCTGGCCCGCTGGGCTTTATCTTCTCTCGGGTCATGGGCAACCTTGCCAACGAGGTCGAGAACGCTGCCACGGTTGGCACTCGCATTGACCCACGCCGCCTTGGCACAGAGGCAACCGAAGCCCTGATGCCAATCGGTGTGCCATCGGTCATTGACATCTTTGAGCAGGTGGCTGCGGTGTCCACGGAGCCTGATGAAGCCAAGCGATCCGAGGCTTGGGAGCGGTTGCTGGTTCTCAGTGCGACCATCGGACTGGGTCAACCCATCGGGCCGCTGCGAAAGTATTACGATCCGTTGCTCACCGAGACCAGCCGGGCTGAGGTGCGGTCAGCCGACTACCAACTTCGCAAGATGTTGGAGTCAGATGACCTGCCGCCAGAGGTGCGTGAGGCGATCAGGTCAGCCAACCGAGAGTACGCCGAGGCGAAGAAGTTACGCGATCGGGAGTGATGCAAGGTCAATCTCTTGGAGCGTGACATGCACGCCGTCCTCAGCACCGTACTGCTTGGTCGCCGTCAGGTAGATCACCTGTGAGTCATCGACGTACAGCACATCGTTGATCGCATCCATGATCATCTTGGCGAGGTTGTCGATGTCGGGCCGAGCGGTCATGTAGGCGTGGGCATACTTCTCCAGCACCAGTCCCTTGGAATCGAAATGCTTCTTGGGTCTCTGGTACACAAACACCAAGGAGAGCCGGAGGGGTCGGTGCGAGGGTGTCCATCCACTCGCCGCTGCTGCATGCTCCGCCTCAGCCCTGACCGCCCCCTTCCATGCTCTTGCCTTGGGGCTTGCGATTGACACGGCCCGACCCTTGAACACCCGAGGGCGTGGCAAGGGGACGGGCCTGCCATGGACCCTGAAGACTACAGGCCGTACATCTTCTTGACGATTGCCCTGATGTACGCCTTCGGTGTCCTCGCCTCGTTGCTCTTGCTGATCATCGCTTGCAGGCATTGCTTTGCTCCCAGTTCGTCGTACTGCTCGTACACTTTCCTGACCAACTGAATGGCTTGGTTCATGTCCAGACCCAAGTCAGTCAGCACAGGATACCAACCAAGTTTGGAGTCATCAGCCTGCGTCTCCGTAGCGGGACGAGAGGGGGCCTCTACGCCCTTCCGCTTCCGGGCCTGCCGTGAGGCATCCACTGCCCTCTTCTTGGCTGAGGAGCCATTGTGGTCCTCGAACCGAGGGATCTGGAGGCCACCGTCCGCGACCTTCAACCAGTCGATGTCAATCATGGCTTGGGCAAACCCGGCGGTGGTCTCCTCGTCAACCTCCTCGATGGTCCAGTGGGCGAGCAGTCCGTCCGTGGTCTGCTCGTCCGCAATGCACCAGAGGTTGTAGAGGTGGCCTATGACCTCCGCCCTAGAGCGAGTCAATACTCTTGCCAGTGTTCGCACTCGCCCATCGGCGGAGAGGGTTGTTCTCATCTTTATCCATGCGGGCATATGTGACCTCCTCACGCACGTTGTCAAACATCTTACTAATCCCTGCGCCACCTCCCTTACCTGTGGCATCAAGGTTCATTTCAATCAGGGCATCCAAGATATCCACGGCTATCTTGTCCGAAGAGAACTTGAGGGGCGACACGCCCCGGCTTGGATGCAGCCCATTGACTGCCGACCTTGCTTGGTAGTACCACTCCAACGCCTCCTGACGGTGGAACTTGGTGACCTCCATGTAGGTCGGCGGGCTAACGATGTAGTCGGGCAGGTGCTTGACCAGCCCCGTCGCCATAGCCTTGTTCATCCAGAATTCAGAAAGGGATGTCTGAGTCATCAAACGTCTCCTTCTGCTCAACAGGTGCTGCTTCCATCAGGTACGCACGAGTCACCTTGAAGCGTGGCTTGCCACGGAACTCACGGTGTTCGCCGATGGCAGCAATCTGACCGGGGCAGTTGTTGCGGATGGTCTGCATCGCTGCTGCTTCCCAGCACTCGATCTCGATGTCCTGACCATCGACTGCACCCAAGACCTTGACCCACTTGGTTCCCTTGGGGGTCTCGTTCTCGTACAGTTGTCGCAGATCCACGACCGATGTTCCGTCTGGTGCTGGCCCTGCTGCCCCGCCCCCGACGCTTGCTGGAGGTGTTGCAGGCGTGGGAGACCGGGGGGTCGGGGCAGGGGTGGAGGTAGGCAAGGAGCCTTGCTGGCTAATAGCCCGCTCAACTTCATCAGCCGAAGCGATGGAGTTGCAGACATCATACCCAAGAATTCCAAGAGCGCGACCAATCGCTGAGGTCTCACAGTTCTCGGTGGCTGAGGTCTTGTTGATCATGCCTGAGTTGCGATACTCCTCGGCGTGACCAACCGCGATGGGCAGGTGGTTCTCGTCACAGATGGTGGCCTTGTAGACCACGCGGTCTTCACCGTTGTGGATGCACTCGGTCAGGACGGCCCGCTCGGGGTGGTCGTACCGGAACCGGGCAACCCGGCTGGCAACGACTTCATAGTCCTTGCCCTTGATGTTCTGGATGATTGGTTGGGGTGCGCTCATTTCATTGCTCCAATGATTCTGTTTGCGTAGGGGATTGATGATTCACGCCATGGTCCACGGGGTCCTCCGACCCAGATTCTGGCACGGTCAAAGTCGGTTGGCTTCCGACCGAGTCTCCGCTCGGTGCAGTAGCGGGCGAGGTAGGCTCGCATGATCTTGATGCTGTAGTCCAAGTGCTGGCAATCAAGGTATGTCCCGCCGATGCTGGGGTCAAATTCCAAAGCATCCTTCCAGCACGCCTTGGAGATTTGCAGGGGTCCGAGGCTACGGCCTTGGTCTCCCCAGATCAAACCTTCTTTGCGGCTGGACTCGACGAGCCACGTTGCATCTTCGTACTTGGTCAGGTCCGTCAGGACAAACGATAAAAGTATTGCACTCAACATATCAAGCCTCCCAAGAATCGTCGATCGTTGTGGATTCCAAGACATTAATCGGGCCGTCAATCACATCCGATTTTTTCAGTGCGCTTTTGACTGACGGACGCTTGGCCTCCAATAGATCAAACCAGTCTTGACTATCGAGAAGTTTTTTGATCTTCTTTTCTGCACTAATTTCATCGCGGGCCTCGACTGTGAAGTCCACCTGAATGCTGAATGTTGTGGTGATGTTGAAGTGCTTCATCCGAGGACGTTCCCGTACCATGCTGGCATCTCAAGGTCATCGCATCCGACGAACGAATCTTGCAGGTGGTTGTGAGTTTGCAGGTGGTTCATGTGCGAACCCCACTCGTTCAAACGACCCTCGATGATCCCGGTCGCAGCGGTCAACCACTCAGGATCAATCTCCACGAAGCGAACGTTGTGCGGTGCGACGTTGCGAACGAACCCAACTACAACTCGGTTGACATTCTGTCCGCAGGTGGTGGCTGCCAACAGGTAGAACGCCAACTGCTCGGCGTACCCATAGTTTGCCATGGTCCGGGTCAGGCTGTTGATGGACAGGTCACCCGACGTTGTCTTGATGTCAAGCAGCAGGCCATCGTGCAGGTAGTCGATCCGTGCTTTGCATGGGATCTCGCGGTGCTTGAAGATGAACGACCGCTCGGTCATGTTGCGTGGGTTGTCCTCAATCTGCGAGGGGATGGTGTCCTCCCACCAGTGGTGGTTGATGATTGAGCCAGCCATCCACTTGGCGGTGGCGTACTGATCCTCGGTCAAGACAGTGCGTCGGCCTGCGGTGGTCTGGAAGTCCTCCCACTCCTGCTTGCCTGCCTTGGTGCGGCGGTCAACCTTGGGGGCCACGATGTAGTCCCGGTTGAATGAATCTCGGTCCAGCACAAGGCAGTGCAGGGCAGAGCCAAGAGCCATGGCTGGCGAGGGTGATGGTGGGTTCTCGATGTCGTGCCAGACCTGCTCGATCCCGGCGTTCGCCATGGTCTTGAGTCGGTGGCTGCTGGCATACGGCAAGCCGAGTGCGTGGTAACTGGTCTCGTCAAGCAGGTACTCGCCCTGCTTCATGGTAACTGTGGACATGATGGTCTCCTGAACTTGTCCTGATGAAATGTCGCCCAACGCTTGGGCCAATGCCCTGCCTGACTTGCAACAGACAGGGCCAAAGGAAAATGGAAGTTGTCGCCCGAAGGCAAAGACCCGGTGGAGGTGCGATCCCGCACCGGGCTTAGGAGTATCCACTGTGACCAAACAGTAGAGGGGTGGTCGAGGTGTCCGTTAACTAACAGAAGTGGGACACCCCGACCGGGGTCGGCATCTTACTCCGAGAGGCAGGCTGTGTCAAGCGTGCCATCAGGCAGACGTGCATCTATCCTCTGGATGTATTCCGTGATTGCCTCTCGCACCACAAGGTTGCGACTGATCTTCTTGTGAAGGTGCTTTGGGATGTTGGCGTTGACCTCACTCTCCCTGATCACAGCGATCTGGTCGAGGCAGTTGGCGAGGGATTCATGGCATGGCAAGCCGATGTGCTTGCGTTTGATTTGAGTGTCAGACATCTTAGTTCTCCACGAGTTCTACGTCGGTGTAAAGGGTGACGCGGTCAGGCTCCACCACCACGAGGTGGCTGCCCCAAGCGTCCAGCATGATCTGCTCCTGCTCGCAAGCATAACCCCAGAACCTTTCCATTGCTTCGACTGTCTCGACATCCTCCGGCGAAGCGGTGGTGATGTCATGCAGTTGCTCAAGCCGGGCCTCAGCCACCACCAAAGGAACGTACACCTCACGACCCTTGGATTCCAAGTGGCTCCACTGCAAGGTGGACACCTGCAAGAGCGGGGAGTTGTGCCACAGTTTGGACGTTGCCATGTGGATGTCGGGAGTCTTCTCGCAGGACCAAGGGTGCTGCTGGTTCATGGTGTTGGCCCACTGGGCCAGAGACATTGCAGACTTCATGCGTCACCTCCAGTTGGTTTGATCTCACGCACATCCCAAGAGATGATTGGCTTGGGTGCGTTCATGACGAACTCGGCTTGGGCTGACTCCTCGTCCTCCGCCCAGATGATCTTGTCCTGACGGACGATCTCATCCTCTTCGTTGGCGAAGGGCAGGACGATGGTCTTGGTCACCTTGAATGCCTTGAGGCCCTCGGCCTCGGCGTTGGATGGCTTGGACAGTTCAGCCTTGATGGCTGCAAGACGGTCGAGTGATCGGTCGATACTCATTTGGACAACTCCTTCTCGCACTTGGCGATGGTCAGGGCAAGGGTCTCGATCAGGTTCTGGGCCTGAGCAACGTGGGCCTTCAGGGTTTGAAGGTCAATCTCTTGAGGGGCAGGGGTGGCAGGCTTACGGAACTTGCCGAGGCCCTGCTGCTTGCAGTAGTACCGGACCTGTGCGCCGGTGATCTGCTCGCCCAAGACGTTGGTCGCCTCGGTGGCGACGGCCTCCTCGGGGGAGTAGTTCAGTGCCTCATGGGCCTGCTGGTCGTACTCCTTCAGCCAGTTGATCAGTTGGGATCGAGATTGTTTGGACATCTTGAAGCCACGGCTTCGTCGGGATGGGATGTTCATGTCGTTGTCTCCTTTTGACATGGGGATGGTAACAAAAAGGTTTGGCCGTGTCAAGTCGAGGTCATTCGCCATCGGTCTTCCTCCACTGCTCGTTGCAGGCATCGGCCTCCTCCACATGGAGGCAATACTCTTCGCTGATTCGCTCGATGACCGAAGCGGCGGTACTGGTTACGAGTGAGAGGTCCAACAGGGCTTGCACCTCTTCTTCTGTCACCTCGATGGTGATCTCTATTGACTTTTCGATGCTCATGATCTGGTCTCCTCTGATCTATTCTTTTCTTCTCTTCTCTTCTCTTGGTCGCATTGGGGCGTGACATTTGTCGCGGGCAGGGCTGCCCATCCCGCCCCCTCCGCAGAGGGGACAGGTGGGGAGTCGTGCTGGGATCAGGCCATTGCCACCTCCTTCTGCTCGGGGGTGGCAGCCTCCTCGGTGGTCCCGAGGATCATGGCTGCCGCCTTCTCGGCACGGGTGGCCCCGTAGTTCAGGGCGGTGGCATCATCTTCGCACCGCGTCAACCAGTTCTTGAGATAGGCCACGCACTGCTCCTCGTTCAGGTCAGTGCCGGTGTTCGCCATGATCATGGCTGAACCGATCTCGGCCACCAACTCCTCGCGGGCGTAGTCCTTGGACCCGAAGCCGCCGTCGAGTTTGCGACCGAGGCGTGACTTGGCCCCAGTGGCGTGGACGCATTCGTGGGCGAAGGTCTGGGCGTAGCCCTTGTGACCGTCCTTGAACCACTCCACCTTGGGCATGTTGATCTCGTCCTGAGACGGGATGTAGCAGGCTTGGTTGCCGGTGTCGTGGACCGTCACATCTTCGGCGTTGCACCAGTCGAGGCACACGGTCTCGGCGGCGGTGATGGCATCCTCGACCGAGAGGCCGGTGACGGGGCCGCAGATGCGGTCGAGGCGTGCGTCGAGTTTGGTCAACTCCTCGGCAGGCACATCGCACTGCTCGATGTTGAACACGTTGAAGGTCTTGAACAGCGGGATACGCTTGACCTCACCATCCTCCTCCTTGTGGAGCCACTTCCAGAAGAAGACGGTGGTGGCCTTCTCGCCCTTGCGAACGGACCCGCCGAGGTTCTTGACCTGCTTGAAGGTGAGATACCACGGGCTGGAGTAGCCGTTGAAGGCCAGCATGAGAGAGTTCATGCCGGTGTATGGGCGGCCCGTGGACACCGACCGGGGGTAGGAGCGGCCTTGGGGGCCTTGGAGCCACGGCAAGATCCATGGCTTGATGTTGCCGGATTCAAGGGCGGTGGTGAGGGTAACGACGGTGTCGGAACAGTGGTCTTGGAATTTGGTCATGGGGATACTCCTTGGGTTGGGTTCAGATGAAGAGGCCGTTGCGGTCGCAGTCGCCGAGGAACTGCTCTTGGTCAGGGGTGAGAGGGGTGTGATTCATGGTCAAGGTCTCCGTTTGAATGTGAATCTTAGCAAAGTGTCAGAGGTGTGTCAAGCGAGGGTCAAGGATCGTACGGGTCGTAGGGTTCCGGCTCCTCGTCCCTGATCACTGGGCCACCATCGACCCAGTCAACATGACCAGATACGGTGACCGTTGCGGCCAATGCTCCGCCACCACGGCTCCGCAGGTCCTTATCTTGGAGGGCGTGCAGCATTGACTTCGCCTTGGTCATTGGGATGCGACCGGCCTCGACAAGGCCAAGCAGATACCACTGGACATCGGATTCAGTAGCGGGCGGATGGTAAAAGAATCTACCGTCGTGAGGGTTCTCTGCGATGCGGTATGGCTGGCGAGGGTTCGTGACCTGCTTCTTCTTGAGTGTGACTGTGATCACATCGAGGTTGTCGCAGGTGCAGCGGACGGTCAGGCGTTGCCGGGAGGCGGAGAACGAGATGTTGGAAGGGGTGGTCATGGGATACTCCAAAAGGGGTGTGTCAAGTGGCTGTCAGGGCCGCTCAGGCCGCCCCCTCCGGGGAGGGGACAGGTGAGGGGTCGTGATCACCGGCAGAGGTCGCGGTCGCCGTAGGCATCAAACTCATAGCGTTCGCGGTCTACCTCGCACTGGGCTTCGAGGCGGTCCTCCTCGATGCGGGCGAGTGGTCCGACAACGTGGTCATGCTCCAGATCACCCTCCACATCCTTGAGGCCACCGTGGGCTTGACTGAGGGCGGTGTTCAGGAAGTATTCAAGCGGAGTTTGGCCCACCAGATGACCGACCTTCAAGGCTTTTTCGTGGAACACGTTGGCTTCCCAAGACCAGTTGGTGGTCATGATTCGGGCTACGATTCGGCCCTCGAATTGCTGGTATCGGGCCAGAACGTAGAAGCCTTTCCAGACGCGAACCACAGCGAGAACGTCGCCTTCGGGACGGGACAGGTCAGCGATCATGGCATCGTCGCAGGTGAACAGGGCCAGAGACTCGTGGCGGTCCATGCGGGCGTGCTTGGCCTCAAGGAACTCTGAGGCTTTGACGAAGCAGTCGAACGAGATTGGTGCGGATGGGGTCATGGGATACTCCAGTGGGTTTGGTGGCAGGCTCATCAGTCCGGGGATGCCAGCCCCGAAGACGGCCCGAAGGCCGTTTCGCCGTGGTCAGGATCAGTAGATCCGACCGGACTTTTGGAGTTGCTGCTCCTCGCGGTCGCAGAAGTCGTTGTAGTCGGCATAGGATGCAGCCTGCTGGATCTTGTCGCAGAGCGTGATTTGCAGGACGGTATTGCCATCGCCGACAGCCTTGACCGTGTATCCGAAGGCGTTCAGGGCGTTGGTGAGGCGGTCAAGGATGTAAAGGCCAACACGGGTGGTGGTCAGGCGGCGATCCACGGAGGCGACAGCAGCAGCACCGCCGGAGCCGGGCAGCGTGAATCTCCAGTCAAACTTGAGGTCCTCGCCGCATTGGGCAACGATCAGGTTGAAGGTGGACTCGATGGCGTTTTGGATGGCGAAGTTGAATTCGGAAGGGTTGGTCGGGTTCATGGGATACTCCAGAAGGGTTTTTGGCAGACTCATCAGTCCCGGCATGCCAAGCCGGAAGACGGGCCAGAGGCCCGTTTCGTCGGGGGGGAGGGGTCAGGCGTGGCTGACATAGACCTCCAGTCGGTTGCGAAAGGCGGTCCCGAAGTCCTCGAACCAGCACTGGCAGTTGAACATCTTCGCCAGTTCCAAGCACTTCTTGTCGAGCCGCTCCATTCGGTCGTCACACTCCCAACCGTCGCCGTAGATGCTGGTCTTGATCTCGATGCGGTTGAGGTAATCTCCGTACCAGTCTCGCTTGCCAATCTTGGTCTTGACTCCACCTTCACCAGCGACTCGGCCCGGCAGGTCTGTGGCTTGTTGGTTCTCAAGAAGGATGCGGATGGCTTTGGTGGCGGCTTCGATGTTTGCGGTGGTTCGGTTCATGGTCAGATACTCCAGAGGGTTGGTGGCAGACTCATCAGTCAGGGAATGCCAATCCCTGAGACGGCCCGAAGACCGTTTCGTCTTGCCTGCTCTCCCACCGGCTGTTCTGCTCGGAGCGGGAAGGCAACAGCCGGGGGGCCGACTGTGGCAGGCGAAGTATGCGGATGTCAAAGAAGGCCGAGGCCCGGCCCACAAGATACCAAAGTGTCAACCCTGTGTCAAGTCACTGTCACAAGGGGGAGAGTTATCCACAATCGTTAGGGTCATGTAAGGGTCATCCCTGTCTCACTGACGGCACAAGGCAGTCATAGATCGCCTGAGAATGTCGATTGGCCCACCCCAAACGGGTGTCAGAATCCATTCTTCAGGCCCATTTCCAGCCCAGCAGCAGCATCGATCGCACACGGCGGGCCAATCCCCCGTAGAGTGAGAACCATGACCAGACCAGAGGACCAGACCCCAAGCCCCGACCCGACCCAGCAGCCAGCGGGGGGGCAGACAGAGACAGGGCACAGCACCCTACACGCGAGGCAGTCAGGCCAGCAGGAGGAGCAGGGGGTCACGCAGGCAGGCGAGCAACAGGGGGGTGGGGGGTCGCAGGTCAGCCGGATCGAGGCAGGGGTGCAGGGTTCCCGGAGAGAAGGGGACTCCGAGATCACTGATCTGGATCTGTCTGATGTCAAGACCAAGGAATGGTTGGCCCTGCCACCTGCCAAGCGTCCGAGGGAAGTCAACGAGGCTCTGTATCTCGCAAACCGTCGTGAGGGGTGGAGTGCTACGGAGGCATGTCGCCGCGCAGGGATGTCGTACTACACCATGGCTGCATGGCGGACAAAGGTCGCAGGCTTCCGTGACAGGGAGGCTCAAGCGGAGGCTCAGGGTGATATGTCGATGTTGGACATGCTGAAGGGGATGGCGTTGTCTGCCGAGGACGAGCGGAACCGGATTCGTGCGGCGGAGGTATGGCTCCGGGCAAGGCTGCCTCGGGTTGAGCGTGTTGAGTTGTCGGGTCCCAACGGGGGTCCACTTATGGGTGTTGGGGTTGAGGCCAAGCAGGTTCAGCAGGCGATATCTGTTTGGTCCGGCAGGCTGGGCATGCAGCGTGACGATGCCGGGCCTCAGAGCCTGCCTGAGAGCGAGCAGGAGTAAACGAGGGTATGGACACCACTTTGGTCTCAAACATCCGTACGGTCCTGTCTGGGGCCAAGGCTCCCGAGGACTTTGGGTGGGGGCCGAATGACGTAGCGGCGTGGAAAGAGTTGATCGCTGGGGACCCCGTGGCGTTCATGACTCTTGGGGTTTGGTCTCGGCGGGTCAAGGAGGTTGATCCGGTGACGGGTGAGGACCGGCCTGCGGTTCATCCGCTTGTGCCGTTCATCCCGTGGAAGGCTCAGGCTGACATGATCTACGAGATGGTGGCGGCGGTTGAGTCCGGTCAGGACATCGCTGTAGCCAAGAGTCGTGAAACGGGTGTGTCGGTGATCAGTACCGCCATCTCGGTTTGGGGCTGGTTGTTCAAGAAGTGGGATGTCTTGCTGTGTTCACGGACTGAGGCTCTGGTTGATCGGTCTGGTGACCCTGATACCCTGTTCGCCAAGGTCGAGCATGTCCTCAAGTACCTCCCGCCCCAGTGGTTGCCCTGCCCGTTGCAGGATTTGCAGGCCGGTGGCAAGCGGAGACGGCACTGTATTCTGGAGCATCCTGATGGGAACGCGATTACGGGTGAAGCAACGACGAGCCACATCGGTCGTGGTGCGAGAAAGACGGTGGTGGTTTTTGATGAGGCCGCTTCACAGGATCGGTTCGAGTCTGGCTGGCGGTCTGCGGCTGATACTGCGGCTAGTCGGTGGGCTGTATCGACTCACTTGGTGGGTTCTTACTTCACCAACACGCTTTGGGAGACTGCGAAAAGCACCGAATCCCCTGTCCCGATTCTTCTGACCTACGTCGATGACCCGCAAAAGTCGGCGGGGGGGTCTTGGACAATCGACCCAGACGGATCAATTACTGGGGACCCCGGTCGAAGTTACTACTGGTCACCATGGCTTGAAATGCAACGCAAGCGGCGGGATGTGCATGACCTTCGTGAGAACGTGCTTGCTCTGCCTTCGTCCCAAGGTCGCGGGTTCTTCCCCGTGGTGGACACCGAACGTCAACGCCAGCACATCCAGAAGCCCCGACGATGCAACGTGGTGGACGGCAAACTGGTGGACTCGCCAACTGGACACTGGCGAATCTTCATGGAGCCGGATGAGAACTCCAATCTGGTCGCGTTTATGGACCCTGCCTACGGCACTGGATCAGCAAACGCCTGCATCGTGATGATGGATACCAACCTGCGGGAGGTGGTTGCCACATACGTTGACCCCACCTGCCCCCCCTACGACCTGTCCCGAGAGATCGTCATGGCTGCCCGTTCATGGGCTAGGGGCCGGTCGGACATGCTGATCGGCTGGGAAGTCAACGGGCCGGGGTCCTCCATGCACCACGACTTTGAACGCCTGCGATGGTTCAATATCTTTCACCACAAACGATTGGGCCAGCGAGTCGAGACCCGTACCAAGCGAGTGGGCTGGACATCCACGCGGGTGACCAAGCGGGTCCTGTTTGCTGACCTTGCCCGTGCATTGGCTGATGACACAATCGTGTGTCCCGACGAAGAGATTATTGACGAACTGGATTCGACGGTGGTTTACAAGGACGGGGCTTTGGGTCCCGCCCGGTTGGAGGTTGATGCTTCATCCGGTGCGAGAGAAGCCCACGGTGACCGGGTTGTTGCTTTCGCCGGGGCAGTGATGCTGCTCGACGATGCCAACCCAGACGCTGAACGCCCAGACCCCAACTACGGGCTGCCTGACTTTAGTCTCGGAAGCATGCTAAACATGGACGAACTACTGTAACCGTGACAGATGTCACGCACAAAAGCGACCTAGAGAAGATAAGAGAACAAAAGAGAAGAATAGACCGTACAGTCTGATCATGGCAATGCTTCGCGTGATGAATTGTTATCTGCCCTTGGCTGCTATCTCTGCTGTTGAGATCAAGCCCACTGGTGCTGTGGTCCACCTCAGTCCAGATGCCGCAGATGTTCTTTCACGAAATCAGATCGAAGTGCCGATAGATGACACACCGGCGTTGTGTGATTGGCTGGATGCAATGATTGAACCGCCGTTGGTTCTGCACCGAGCCTTGATCGAAGAAAACACTGAGCCGATTGAGCCAGTGGATTACAAGCCGCCAAAGAAGGCCCCCGCCAGAAAGCCTAGAGGTAAACGTGCTTCGGATTGATGAGACATTCCGTCAGGAGGTCAGTGCTGCTCGCAACTGGCGGGACAAACACCTGATGCACTGGAAGGCCATGAAGGAACGGTTTACCGGACCTGCCTACCGACACGAGAACTACGTCGAGGGTGCTGACATTGAGAACATCGTGGGCCAGTATGTGTCGCTGGTTCTTCCCCGTGTTGCCTACGACTACCCCCGTATCCACGTTACGGCTGATGACCCCCAACAGGATCGTCGTGCCAGAGCGTTGGAGTTGATGCTGAACCAATGGTCCAAGCGGTCTGCCTTGCGTCCGACACTGCAAGAACTTGCAACTGATATGTGCTTGCTTTGGGGTGTTGGCTTGGTCACCCCAGAACCAGTGAAGCACCTTCGCCGCATTGACATGGGCGGGGCTGGTCTGATGCCACGGGTGTATCGAATTGCACCCGAGAACTTCTTTGTCGATCCGTCAGCGGAGTCACATCGTGAAGCCCGCTACTTCGGTCATGAGTACCCCATCGACATCGAAGACCTCGTTGCTATGGCGGAAGATCCTGAAAATAAGTTGGATCTTGAAGTCGTGCAGGAACTCAAGAGTTCATACGACACATACCGCGAGAAGTTTAGAACTTCCGTAAAAGATTTGCCAGAACGTGACCAGACCATCATGATGGAGGTTTGGTGTCCTGAACTGGAAATCGAGGGTGCGGAAGACGGCGTTCACCACGGCGGGCTGCTGAAGTTTGCCATGAGTGCCGAGAACGACATCGTCATGGTCGGTGAGCCAATCCCGTACTACGGACCCGCCTGCGGCCCGTACACCATGGTCGGTGCATACGAGGTTCCGTCTGACGTTTACCCACTTAGCCCTATGACCATGGCGTTGCCGCTGATCGAGGAAGCCAACGATCACGCCAAGACCATGTCCTACTCCGCTGGTGCTTACCGCCGATTGATTGCGGTTGACTCACGCGGAACCAAGATGGCCCAAGACATTGCGTCTACCCCTGACTTGTTTGTTGTCCCCACTGAAAACTTGGACCGCGACCGCGTGGTTCCCATGGAAATCGGTGGCGTGACTCAACAGCAGATGGCCTACCAGAACATCATGTCCGCCCGCCTTGACCGGCTTACGGGCATGTCAGAAGTGATTCGAGGATCGGTATCTGGCGATGCCACAGCAACGGAAGTATCAGCCGCATCAGCCTCATCCGGTCTTCGACTCGCATACATTCAGCGACAGTTTGCTGAAGCCGTCAACTCCATGGCCTACAAGGCGGCGTGGTACGTCATCAACGACACCACCGAACTGCCTATGGGTCGTGAGGCTGTTGAAGAGGGCATGCCTGCAAAAATGCCCGGCACAGAACTGGGCGTTGATTTGTCTGAGTTGACGCTTGATGTTCAGGCGTACTCAATGGAGCGAACCTCCGAAGCCTTGCAACAACGCCGTGCCGTTGAATTGATGCAGATCATTGGCAACATCGGGCAGCAGGCTACGCAGATGCCGTTCATTGACTGGCAGCGAATGATGTCCGTGGTGGGTGATGCACTCAACATGCCTGACATGGCGGACATCCTGAACCTCGATGAACTTAAGCGTATGACCGAGCAGGCGCAACAAATGCAGCAACAGCAGATGCAGATGCAGCAAGAGCAGGCTCAGGCTAACGTGGAGCAGAAGCAAGCGGCTGCTCGCTCAAGAATGCAGCGTGGTCCAGCCGATGCAGGTACAGAAGCACGCAACCAACAGCGTGCCGCAGGTGAAAGTGGTGGCTTCTAATGCCCTCATACGACTTCAAACGCGAATCTGACGGCAAAATCGTGGAGATGTTCTACCTGATGAGCAAGGTTCCCAGCATTGGCGAGGTCGTAAACGTCGAAGGTGAGAACTACACACGACTCGTGTCCGACTATCAGGTGTCAGCCGAGGTCGAGACCGTCACCCACAAGTACCCATACGTCTCTCGCAGCATGCCGAAGAACTTGGCGGGCTGTGAGACTAACAAGAAGGGGCAACCCATCATCACAAGCCGCCGTCACGAGCGGGAAATCATGGGCCGGTACGGCCTGAAGCGGGACTAATGAGCGAAGAAACAACCAACGAAGCCACAGAACCCACCGAAACCCCTGCAACTCCAGAGTTTACGCAGGAAGAAGACGCGGTATTGGACAAAATCCTAGAGTCACGCGAAGAACGGACTGAACAAATCCGTGAATCCGTGCGTACAATGACTGAATCCTCGGACGAGGCTGCTAGTGACCCGACCTTGACACCCGAACGCCAGCGTGCGTTACGTCGAGCGAAGGTCCCTGAAAGCGTCATCGAGAAGTTTGGTGAAGATCCGGCGCAACTTATCGCTTGGGCTGACCAACTTCTTGAAATCCAAGGGAATGTAGACGGATACGCCGAGCGTATGCGTAGTTTGGAAGAGAAAGTCGCATCTCAGGGCAACCAACCCGAAAGTGACACGCGGTCTGCGGAACAAAGCAGCGCACCTCAAGGCGACGGAACCACCGAAGTCTCTCAATCCGAAGCGGAAGAAGGCGAAGCAGCCCCGGAAACCACGCCGGAGCAGGTTCAAACTCAACCTCCAAGGAATGTTGTGGAGCAACTGATCGGTGAGATCACGACTCTGCGAATCGAACAGGCACTCACACCCTTTGACGGGGTTACTGATCAGGAAAGAGTGCAAGTCGTGCAGCGGATGACCGAGATCAACGAGAAGTCTCCGGGTGAATTCAATGACATCGCTAGTTTGGTATCAAAAGCGGTAGGTGATGTGATGGGCGACCTTCCAACTCCGGTGAATCCCGGCCCCTCTGGTCAACCTTCTACCCCACCTCGGGCAGTGACTCGGACAGAACGTCCGACATCTCCTGACGAAGCCGATGATGCAGCGTTAGAAATCATTTTGAATGGTGGAACGCTCGATGATGCCAAACGTGCAGCGATGCGACGATAACGACTGCCTCCCTAGCGGGGGCCTTTTGCACGAAAGCAGGAAATAAAAATGGCTACATCCATTCGCAACTTCCTCGACTTCATGGACGCAACTGGCCCGGTATATCTGACCGGACCCGATGTCCTTATCAATGAAGCGGTGAAGCGTAATTACCTGTTCGGCGATTTGGTTCGTGAAAAGAATCAAGCCATCCAAGGTGGCAAAGAGATCAAAGATGTTTTGATGCTCGATGATTCCTCCACGTTCCAGTATTACCAGCCGAACGAAACTTTCACATACTCAAACCCACAAGTCCTGTCCGACATCACCGCCAACTGGCGTTTCTCGATGGACCACATGACTTTCACTGATGCTGAGATCGAACTCAACGTCGGTGGTGGGTTGACCCGTGAAGCCACCAAGACTGTCTACAAGGATCTCAAGCGATCCAAAGAGCAGCGAATGGTGACCTCCATGGTCAACGGTATGGAAGAAGGTTTGTTCAAGCCTACACAAGGCACTTCCTTCAACGACATGGAATCTTCCACTGGCAAGACTCCATACTCCATCCCAGCATTTATCACTGAGAACTGTGTCCAAACCTCCCTCGACGGTGGTGGGGCTGCTGGTCTCCGTGGTGGTATGCCTATCTGTTCAGACACTGCCGAACACGGCGTTGTCGGTGGAACCAACACCACCATCTTGGGAATCGCCCCCGGCAGCAATGATCGCTGGACCAACGAAGTTGTGTTCTACGATGCAAACTCTGCTTTGGGTATCAACTCTGGTGCTATTGGCGGAACTGCTGCTTCCTTCAACCAGCAGAAGATCATCCAAGACAACACCACTGCTGGCACTTTCTCCGCTGACGGCGCAGCCCTCAACGAGTTTGCTGCAATCAACGTGTACGGCTTCTTGAATTCGTTTGACGAAATGTTCTTGCGTCTTCAGTACCGTCCACCAGCCTCGTTTGAACAATACTTTGAAAACATCGTGTTCAACCGTCAGAAGATTCTTTGCTCCCGTGAAGGTGTGAACCTTTACAAGCAAGCACTTCGTTCGGAAAACGACCGCTTGGTCAGCCCAACTGATGCTGCGTACAACAACCCTGCGTACTCCGGCATTCCGTTGACTTACTGTGCTGAACTTGACTCAGCCAAGATTTTCCCTAAGCACGCCACTTCCGCTGACCCTGCTGGTGTTCACACCATCGCAGAGTACGACGATGCCTCCTTGGACCCCAACGAAGGAACCACCGAGTTGGCAACCAACGTCATCAACCCCGGCGCACGCTACTACTTCATCAACGGTGACTACCTCACCCCGGTTCTGCACGCCTCTCGATACATGGAGAAGCACCCAACCATGCAGCACCCAAATCAACCGTTCACTCACGTTCAGATCACGGACTCGTGGTACAACGTGGTTGCT